TTCCAGCATTTTGCGGAATTGCCTTAACCTTGGCAGTCCCAGCTGAAACGCCACCTCGATGATTACCGTCTGTATTTTTGTCGGAGCCTCGTTAAACCAATTAAAATTTGCACGCACTTCCTCGACGGTGCGGCCAACGTCACTGCGTAACAGTATCTCTGCTTCTTCTTCCGTGATGCCGAGCCCCTGTCCTTCCTGAACACAGCGACCGTAGCCTATTGTGTGATAGCCAAGGTGGTCAGCGTATACGTAAGCGCGGAACCCTTCTTCACGCTTTAGGCTGTCGACTATTTTATCAATTGGGAGCACGATCACGCGGCTTGCAAACTTCATACCAGGCCTGGTTATGCTGACGTATGAGACGTACCGTAGTGGAAGAATCCATCGTTTGAGAAAAGAAAATAGGGCCAAAGATCAAGCAAGCACTGTCAGTGGTTGTCTCGGTTGGCTGGATCAGTGCGCACGCTGTCGTCATCGTGAAACATAGCCCGACGAGCAGCAGCAACCCGACGTACCATCTCGAGCACCTTCCTCGACTGGCTCGCCTCCTGGTTAGCCTCACCGGCTTTGATAAGTTGACGGTCACGGAACAGTCCTGTCAGAGCTTTTGCCAGACCAACCAAGCCAGCGAGCATCTTGACCCATATCATCCGTCAGCGTTCTTGTTGCGCGCCCAGTTGCCGGCGAGCAAATTCAACGCCCACAATATTTTAGATAATATCGCGTCGTCTGATTTTGTGGGGGTCAACGCAGTAACCGCCGTCGCGGCAGTCACCACAGTAGTAACCGCTGCCAGCCATGCAGGCAGATCACCAAACCAAGCAAGAATGTTTTCCATTGTTCCTCCTTTCTATAAAAGTCGATCGATAACAATAGCCATAACCCCGACGCCGATCGTGCAAACGACAAACCATGCGAGCTTCTCCCACCGTTGCGCATGCGCGCGCGTCTGTTCACGGATCATGCGTAGTTCCTGGTGTACTCCTTCCCAGCGCAGACCACAGGTGCGTTCGTGTTCTGCGATCAAAGCTAGGGCCTTGTTCGCTATAACCAACGCTTCGTTTGCCAGCGCAGTGGGCGTACGGCGAGAAGATGTCACGTTATTTTTCCCTCTCATTTATCTTGTTTATCATTACCCACGCTGAACCCTTCCATCGTTACGCATCGTCGCCTGGCGTACCAAGGATAGTCTGCAGTGCTTCTGGTTCGTACTGCCTTAACAGGTGTCGTTCGTTCACCGGCGCGATGCAGTGCATTTGCACGAGTACCTGGCCATCAAGGTAGTTCTCGAACTGGTATGCCCCGACGACCGCCAGAAGTGGCTGGTGAGGGCTGCTGAAAACACGCGCTAAAACAATCGGCGGGTCAGCATCCGACAGATCATGGAACTTGAGCCAGCGTTCAAGCAGAGTAGAGTCGAGATCAACATAAGTGGCACGCCACTTATGAAAAAAGAACTGCGTCAGGTTGGATAGTTGTCGCCCGCTGTGGCCGCACGGGTGAACACGCTGGAGTTGTTCATGTTCGTATTCCTGCGCATCAACAGCAGCTGCAGCTGCAGGCCGGGCAATAAAAAAGGCCGCACATGCGACCGATAAAAAGATACAAATTTTATTAAACATCAGACCATTCCCAAATTGGTTCTCCGCGTGATTGCTGTTTGAGGGATCGCTAACAAGCCGTCGTACTTCGGCGGGTCATTGTCATCGATTGAAGTTGCCAGGACGACTGCATCGGGGTCTTCCTTAACCAGCAGGCCGGCGCTCATAATCATTGCAGGCTTAATATCTGCATCTTCAGACCACACCGAATCCGCACCAGCGCTGTCTTGCCATTCCAGGTAGACAACTGCAATCATCGTTCGTCATCTCAGTTTATTCTGGTTTTGGGTGGGCAGCTTTAACAGCGTTAAGTTTCGCAGCCATGTCCTCTGGAAACGCACCAGCATGGAGCAGAGCGTCGAGTTGGTTCCTGTGGCCGCAGTGATTGCATCTGCTTTTAGTGTACTCATAGCTTAATCCTTTGGAAATCTGGCTTTAATCTCGGCGACTTTAGCTGCCCAAGTTCCCTCTGCTACTTCACCGCGAGCCTCTTCAAAGTGGAGATGGTCTGATTCAGTTTGGTAGGCATTGCGGCGATCTCTCTGAACTTTTGCTGCTGCTCTAGCGGGAGCGCCCGCCGCCCAAGACGCTTCATCTATATCACGCTGTGTTTGTTGAGATTCGTTAAACTCAGCAGTTTCAGCAATTTTTGTTTTTAAGTTTACAGTATGTTGCAAATGAGCCATCAATCCAACTCCACTACTACATAACTTCCGCTCATGTTTGAGCCGTCTGTCAACGTCACTTGTATCGCATCTATATCGGCGTCTGGTGAGTAAACACCTTGACGCTGACCGATGCCATTACGAATAAACATTGGAGAACTATCTTCCGCATCATTGTGCCACATATCCCATAAAAGAATGTTCCACAGTTGAGCGGTTGGATTAGGTAATCTTACATGAATCCAAGCATCCGAACTATCACCAGTCGGATATGGTGCACCATGTGTATTTATGCTGCTTTGACCCGAACCACTATTAAAAACTTCAGGATTAGTAGAACCACTACCTAATTGATTACGAACATAATCGTAATCAGTTGACCCAGAATCATATGAACTTCCATTATCGCCAGATGTTCTAAATTGAACATTCCCACTCCCAGAATCACGATGAAAGTTGAAAAAATAAAATTCTGTATATTTAGTGATACCTGTAACAGCGAAAGCGGCCACGCCACTAAAAGTTCCGCTTGTTTTTACTCCCCAAGCACCACCACCAGCGGCAGCTACAGAAGCCCAAGTTGAACCGTCTGAGGTTAGTACATTACCACTACTACCGGGAGCAATTGCCTGTAGTGCAGAAGTACCATTTCCCAGCAACGCTGAATTGGCCGTTAAAGTAGTAGCTCCTGTACCACCGTTAGCTACTGGCATAGTTCCTGTAACATTAGAAGTTAAGTTACAGTAAGTAGTAGAAGTACTTCCTGTACCACCTCCAGCTATTGGTAACGTAGCAAAGGATAAGGCAGCACTACCATTTGTTATGATAGGCTGATTAGCACTACCATCAGCGTCTGGAAAAATAAGTGTCCCATCTCCTAACGCTACTTTGCCAGTTCCCGCCCCTGTGATAGAAATATTAGTATTATCACTTTTGGTTGTTAGAGTATCTGCTTTAAGTGTTGACATTGCTTTTTCTTTCCTTTATCAAATAATTACTAATGTACCATCAACTTGAAGCGTAACCCCAGCAGCTACGGAAAGTGGTCCAGTTGCACTGGCATTTTCTGTAGCAGCAATAGTTACATCGGCATCTAAGGCTAATTCATTAATACGGAAAATATCACCAGCCGAAGACCCGACTGTTCCATTATCTCCCTTAAAATAACCTCCTCCACCTGTAGCCCAAGATAAAGCTCCTGAACCATCAGTAATAAGACTTTGATTTTCATCCCCATCAGCATTAGGTAAAGTCCAAGTAATATTACTGGCTATAGTGCCATCTCCCTGAAACGCTACATAGTGTGATGAGTCAGCATCACCAAATCTTAAATCTCCTTGTGCTTTAAGAAGTATATTCGTATCTACATTCAGTGAAGCAATAGAGGCTACTGTTACTACAGTTAACTGATTAACCGTAAAGGAAGCAACAGAAGTAGATGCTGAAGGTAAATTAGTTAAATTAGAACCATCTCCAGTAAAATAACCAGCTGAAACAGTACCACTAAATTCTGCAGCTACACCAGAAACTTTCGTTGTAAAACTTCCTGTAACAGCTACTAAATCTGTTGTACTTATTCCTGTACTAAAACTACCACTAGCACCATCTATATCTCCAGTGACATTGCCAGTTAAAGCTCCATCAAAGGTAGCTGCACTAACAGTTCCGCTAAATTCTCCAGCTACACCAGAAACTTTAGTAGTAAAACTACCTGTATCCGCTACAAAGTCAGTGACAGACATATTAGAAGATATTTGAGCAGACGTAAGAACTGCATAACCACCACTAACATTGGTAGCAGTTTCCGCTGATGCTATTACACCTGTAAGATTGGAACCATCTCCATAATAAGTATTTGCACTAACAGCTCCTAAGAATGTACCACTACTGGCAGAAACTCTTGTAAAAATTCCTTGTCCTGCTAAATTTAACTGGTTAGCATTGACAGTAACAGCCACTCCCAATAACTGGAATGTACCATTAATATTAAGAGTATCATCAGATAATTGTAATGGTGAATCCGTACCATCTCCACTTTCGATAACCCGAACTGTCGAATCAAGACCATCATTCGTAGAAACAGCAACTTTAAGAAGCTGTTTATAAGTATTGGATATTAATTTGCCTGTAAAATCGGTCATGCGTTATTCCAACTTGAAAATGTATTTTCCCATTTAGTAACAGCAGTATTCCAGTAAACTGTTCTACCACCTGTATCCGGTCTTGGATTTCTAATATTCGGGTTATCCCGCACATCAGGTATTTTATTCAATGGACTATTCTTTAAATCAAATGCTCCATCAAAATCAGTAGGACATACCAACATACCATAACTATTTAAACGCATCACTCTATGTGGATAGACAAACCCACATGTATCACACATTGCTAATGCATTTTTATTACTAGCCATTTAGACATATCCTAGTCTGGGCAACAAGAACAAACTTGCCCTTTGTCTGTCTTCTGTAAAGGCTCTTCCTAGTACTTCTTCATAGTTTTGTTTCAACATAACAATTCTATTCGGGTCTACACCGGGACGCTTCATTGACATGTAATAGGCCAATCCACAAGTAAGAGGAGGAAGAAATCTCTTGGGAACATCAGCATTCTGTATAGCCGATTTATCCACATCTTCCAACGCACTGATAGTTTCCAGTTTTATGAGGTCAGTGGAATTCTCTGGAATAGGCCAAAGTGAGATAGAAATATTGTCCCGGTCTCTCTTGATAGAATACTGGCTGGCTCGTCCGGTCTGGCCCTTACGTGGAATGAGGAGATATTCTTCATAAGTTATACGTGTGGGGGCTAAATCTATATCATCACGATTAATCACCACTTCCATAACATCCAGTACGGGGTCACTTAATGTATAACTTGTTACACTGGAAGAAACAGTAACTGCTGTCGTTGCTGTAGTCCAGAGAAGTATTCCACGATTTTGCCAATCCTTGAGCATAAGATTAATGGAACGTCGTGCAGAAGCAGGCTCGTGACCAAGAAGTTGCTCACCGCCTATCATTTCTGAAGCTTCCTGTATAACTTCGTCTATGTCCAGATTAAAGTTAAATGTACCTGAAACAGCCATTATCTACGCTTCTTTCGTTTTTTACGTTTAGCACGAGCAGTATCCCGTGCATTTTCCAGAGCAATTGCAACCGCCTGCTTCTGAGGATAACCTTCCTCTAACAGTTTCTTGATATTAGCACTTATAGTCTTCTGAGAAGAACCTTTTTGAAGAGGCATTCTCAGTCTTTATACTCGTAGATTTTACCGGGTTCGTAATCAACAATAACATCAGTTTCTGGACCGACTACGGATGGTCCTTCACGAGCAGCACCGAAGCCCTGCCCGGTAGGTTTACCAGTTCCAGCAATCAGTGCTTCCTTATATTCCTTATAGCCTTCCTTGGTATAAGGATATATGGTATTTCCATAAATAGGCATTAGACTCTCCCTCCAGCTTTATAGCCTTGCATTATTTTACCACCAGATTTACGAGAAGCAGTACCGCCCTTCTTGCGCTTTACAGAACCACCCTTCTTCTTATCATATTTACGTGGAACAACACCACCAATCTTTTCATACGTTTTTAGAACATCTTCATCCTTACCCATCAAATCATAAAAATCTTCTAAACTCATTTTAAGTTTTTTTGCTGCTGCACTATCAGACATTTCCGACCATTCTCTTGAACTTCTTTTACCAGCCATGATTAATCTCCTAGACTCTTCCGCCAGCCTTATAGCCCACCATGATTTTACCACCGCTCTTGTGGGAAGCAGTACCGCCCTTCTTGCGCTTTACTGAACCACCCTTCTTTGCCATTGTACGCGCACCAGAATAAGGACCACGACCAAGAGCACGTTCCATACCTTCACTCTCAGCTCTACGAGCTGCAAGATTTCCGGTAACACCACGATTACGAGCACCTAGAGATTCGTCCAGACGTGCATTATAACCTTGTGTCAGACCGCCAACCTGTTTCTTGACAGTACCACCAGCCTTACGCTTTACACTACCGCCCTTTTTAGTAAACCTGCGGCGTTCCCTTTCAGGTAAAACACCAGCCCTAGTTTCTTCAGCAGGAGACAATCCCACACGACTCATTGGAAAACCACCAACCTGTTTTTTAATTGTCCCACCTGATTTCTTACTCTTAGCCATAATCTTTATCTCCTCTAAATGGTTCCACCTTTTTTGTAACCTCTACCAAAGCCTCTTAATGCAGCTCCCGTTCCCAATGCTCCACCCTTTTTAGCTTGAGTGGCAGGGGTTTGTTTAGCAGCTCTATCTTTTTCTCGCTGCTTACCTTTTCTTATTGTTGCCTTTGTTTCAGAAGCAGGAGTAAAATACTTTTCCCGCCAATCCCTAAAAGCGGGTTCATCCCACCCAAGTTGCTCCTTTAGTGATGGGGAGAAATACCAACTAGGTGAAGACTTGGCAGTTCTGGATTTACGAGCACCAGTATAAAGTTTGTTTCTAGCCTTTATACCCTTACCTGACTTATTTATCTTAGTAGGAAAGTCCATACCAGCACCTGTTGCTGGAGATTTTTTTGCTCGTGATGCTATTCCACCTGTTTGCTTCTTGACAGTTCCACCAGACTTTTTACTTTTACGGGGTACAGGAGTATCAGGAACATCCATACCAGCCCCTGTCTTGGGCTTTTTGCGATACTTTCTAGTTTCTAATGTGTATTCAATCTCACCGGGATGAACTCCCATGCCTATTAATTTTTTACGTTCAGCTGCAGACATTGCTTGCTTACGAGAAGTAGAAAGTTCTTCTATTTTTACAGAAGCATCTTTCTTCTTCTTCTTTTTAAGACGCATCTTTTGAGGATTATAGGGACCGGGAGTACCTTCCATAGGAGCTTCTTCCCAATCTTTTCTCATTCTTTCAATATCTTGGACTGAAGTTCCCTTAGTAGTTTTATGACCAACCCCACCAGTCATACGCTTAATAGTAGTGGATGTCCCTAAACCTGTTTTAACTTTCCTATACTTTCTTTTATCAGTAGGTTTAATATCAGTAGGAAAGTCCATACCTCCAGTCTCTAATGCTCTGCGTATTCTTTTTTTCTTTTCAAACGCTACTTTTTGTGCTGGTGTTTTATTTTTCCAATCAGTTTTGTCTTTTCGCGGATAGGGCATACCTTTTTTATCAGCCATTAGCTTTGTCCTTCCATAGCTAGGCGAACTCTTTCACGTACCAAACCACCATGAGCAGCTTTAGCTCTACCTTTACGGGAAAGTGCAGCAAATTTCTTTTTACCATATTTCTTTCGCCCAATCCATGCAGCCAGAGCAGCACTACCTGTCTTCTTCTTTAGTGCTTTAAATCTCTTTCCGCTCCCTAATTTTGGTTTGCTTCCCTTGGACATCTGGATTTCCTTTCCTATACTCGCTCTGGTAATGGTCATCTTGTTTTTCCTTTGCTGAACTAAATACTAAAGGTATACCTTTTCCCCAATATAATACCATTCCTTTATATTCATATTGTGGTTTTCTTAAATAAAGACTCACTAACTACTTCCCTGAACCAATGTATCCGCACTGCCAGCAGGACTTGCAGCCTGTGCCATATCATCCTGACGGGTTCTACGTGCCTGATTACGCAGGCCATCAATAGCTGTTGTATATTCTGACTGCCACATCGCAATAGTATCAAAACTTTTCGTAAAAAAGGAAGCCTCTATCATCGACGCATAGAATAAAGCATCGTAACAGAAGTCACTGAAATAATTATTGGGAGCAGCAGAACTTAAAGTAGTTGGACGGGATACATAATAAACTTCACCATCATGCACAGATGCTGGTGTTGGCGCAATAACAATCTGGGTATTGGTACGCATACCATAATAGCGCGGCTCTCCTATGGAGGAACTCACATAGGGCCAATAATCATTAATAAATTCTACAGTTCTTGGTAAAAGATTTATCTTGGAACCGCCAGTCGTAATACTAAAATTCCGCACAATACGAGTACCGGACGGAAGAGAGACAAACGGATTCGATGTGGAAACAGCCACAGACGAAAATGAATTCAATCCAACATCATCCAGTTCCCTGATAAGCCTGTTTTCAGCTTTATTGACAAGCTTTGGAATCTGGTCAAGAAACTCAGTTGAATCGTCTTCTGCTGTATTCTTGATATCTGTTACCAGATAGGTATAGTCAGCCATTTAACTACCCATAAAATATAGTTGCAACAGCCGAAGAGGAAGGAGCGGAAACTCTTACTACCCCTCTCATTCTTGGCCCATAATCTCCCAGATAAATATCTGCACCAGCAACCGCCTTAAATTTAATTCCTACACCTGCAGACGCACTGGCACCGCCTTTAGCTACTTGCTGCTTGTCACCAGATATTACATATTCACCAGCAACATCGGTATAAAGAGCAAAAATACGAGTGGTCGCACTTAAAGCATCATCTGCATTCAAAGTTGTGGAAGTTGTAATATCCACTAAAGGACCACTTCCGGTTCCACCACCATCTACCATTGCAGTTTTAATATTTGTCGGCATATTAATTTTCCTCTACATAAAGGGAAAATCGGAGGAGACCGAAATCTCCCCCGACTTTACTCATTAGGACGAACCTGCGTTTCCTAAGTAACCACGCCAGTCAGACCAGCCGAAGCTGAACCGCTCACGAGCCTTGAACCGGAGATTACCAGTATCAAAGTCAGGTTCCATTTTAGTTTGTAATGGAACACGATTAAACATCTTAGCTCCATTTGGTACATTAGTCTTCATGAACCAAGCGTTGGTATCCGTAAACCTACGATTGATATGCGAACCCTGCGGCAACATACTCATGCTGCGAATGGAGTTCACATCATTCCAACCGGATGGAGTTACAAGACTTTGATTCGTTGCAACTATTCCAGCGGAAGGAACGAGAGTCGAATTAAGTACCGAATTCGCTACTGCCCAGTTATCTGGTGCAATATGAATAGACGACCCAGCGCCACCAACAAGAATGCCACGGTCATCCTTAATCTTCTGTGCTGTCGTGATAGCAGTTTCTATACCACTATACGAAAGGTCAGCACCAGTAAGAGTATTGGATTGATTTCCGTCACCAATTGTTGGATGTGCAGCACTGAAAAGAGGTACACCATCGCCGCCATGATAAACGGCTAAGTCAGTGAACCCATTATTGAAGATGTCTGCACCTTTAACCTGCTTGGTGTTAGCCATTGCGCGAGCAAGGGCTTTGGCACGAAGCTTGGCAAACGTGTCATACAGATTATCTTCCATCGCCTCTTCAGTAACAGCAAACGCCAATGCAACAGTTTCGTTGGTATAACGTGCAACGTAACTCTCGCGAGCGTTGTCATAACTGACGGCAGCGCCTTCACCTTTAACCGGAGCTGTTCCGAAACCTGTGAAGAGTACTTCCTCTTCAAAAGCACGGTCAGAGTTTTCAACCTCAAACAGCACCCGATGTTCATTATCTACATCCCCGTACTCCAAACCGAATACGGCGTTAAGACCGGGGAGTAGTTCTTTGGCAATACTAGCTCTATTAATAGCCATGATTTACACTCCCCGTTTACTGTGTAATAACAGTAGTTGTAGCAGTCAGCATATCTACGTGATGGATAAGACGTACTTCCACAACCGGGAAGGCACGTTGAGCGGAAACAGTAATATCGTTCCCCGGCTCATCCAACACACTGATAGGCCGTACATCGAGAATCAAATCATCTCTCGACGCTGCCTTGATACCGAAACCGGATTGACCAGTAACGGTTGAACCGGACCCCACCGTAATACCGAAGTTTGACGAGTTAATATCCCCGGCAGATAGTGTCGCATCAGCCTGAATGTAGTACGTGGACCAAGGGTCTGTATTTACAAACGCCTTAATATCAGTCGCTGACGTACCAGTAGGCCAATACTTATTCCATTTAGGCGTACCATCTTCAACATAGTGACACCCCATGAAAACACCAATGCAGGGAGCTGCATCTCCAACGGATGTAGCACCCGCTGAAACAGCATTTAAATTACCTGCAGTAACTTCGACAAGGTCACCCGTAAATATACTTTGAGCAAGGCCAGACGCAATTGGAATTTCATCAAATCCCGTAGAGTTAGCAGCCATACCACGTTTACGAGCGGGGAGGAATCCGCGAAGATTTTTACTAGTTGACATATTCTTCACTCCTCTCTAAAGCTTATCTTCAATTACTCCTGAAAAGACGGTTGCCTTCCCCTGATAACAGAAGATTTGCTACTATTAGTAATAGGCATTTTAGAATCGGAGGCATTCTCAAGTTGCGAATTAACCGCTGCCATGAGATTTTGACTCTTATTCCTAAAATGCTCCTGTCGGGCGTCGGCTTTATACTTCGGCAATTTTGCCAATGCTACGTCACCACGACTGACGGTGCCTTTATATCGCCCTTCTTCCCGCACGAGAGAAGAGGTTGCCATTTCTGGTACTTCCTCTGGTAAAACGAATTCCCAGCCTTCACTCATATGCTTACCTATATTTTGGTAGTCATCCTGTCCCGATAAAGTTATACGTAACCAACGTAAAACCATTCCGTCGCTATGGAAACGATTTTTTACCATTTCAGGAATACTAAGAGCATCAGGCTCTTCATAAACATATTTTTCCGTTTCTTGTCTTGTTTCAGAAGTACGGTCTGTAGCCGTACGTGCATTCTCTATACGTGTATTCATGGTACTCACCCTCCGCGCCTATCTAAGTTTACAGTTGTATATTCACCTTCGGCAAGAGTAGCCTTTTGCTTTTCAACCGCATAAACCTCAAGTGGAATACTCCATTTATTTGCCAATCTCACGTCCTCTGGACTGAGTTTGACCTTTTTACTGGAACTTGCAGGGGTACGCGAGGCTCCTGCAACCACCTGAGCAGTCGATGACGTTGACTGTCCCGCATTTTCAAATTTATGAGGAAATTCTTTTTTAATACGACGGTTTACTTCCTCATAAAAATCATCCGTACTAGGGTCTAATCCCATTTGCTTTAAATCATTGTCGATAGCAAGAGCTGCTGCCGACATAACGGAATCTTTCCCAAACCATTCATTATCTCCAGCCCATATTACCGCTTTAGCGTCAGGTCCCTGCTGCTGTTGTCCTTGTTGCTGGAGTTGTGCAGCCTGTCTATCCACATCCTGACTATATTGGTCCAACGCAGCCTTCTGATTGCCTATATTCTGCAAATCAAACTGCGTTTCCATTAAAGCTTCATGTGCCTTGAGAGTTTTTTCTCCATCTCCCGATTGATAAGCTTCCAGATAGTTCTGACGAGCCAATTCAATCTTAGTTTCGAGTTGTTTCTCTGAAATCTCCGTCGAAGCCTTCTGAGTTTCGGTAAAATTCTTTTCCCGGCTCACTAATTGCTGATTTAACTGCTCATTTTGACTAAGAAGGTTCTTAATCTGTTCATCACGGTCCTTACGTTGCGTGACAAGCTGTCTAATCCTCTTCTGAGCACCATCAGTTTCGATTCCATCCAGTTCTTTTGGCTCTTCTGCCATTGTTGGCTTAGATTCTTCAGCTTTTTGAGTTGGTTCAGGCTCCTTTTCGATTTCATACTCAACTTTGTCCTCTTTTTCGTTCTCAGAAACTTCTACAGCGTTCCACTCTGAGTCTTCAACCATTTAAACTTACTCCTTACGTTGTTCACGAAACAATCGGTTTTACGTGCATGTATTATACACCACTTTTCCTTTGTATCCAATAGTTAATTAGATAAATTAAAGGTAGGGTCCAAATCTCTGGCATTTTCGACTCTCAACATTACTTGGTCATCGAAAAGCAAAATAAGTTTTACTCCCTTATAATGCAGTTTCACTCCTGAATGCTTACCATAGCATACATAATCATCTATGCTGCACCAAGGCCCGTTAGGAAACTTGACCTCGTCCTGATAAGCCAAGTCTCCCAGTGCGAGAACACGACCTATCGTAGTAAGATAAGCCATATCGTCCTTAGTTGAATCAGGAATAAAGATACCCCCTTTCGTGGTTGCCTTTATTGTCACAGGACGAACCAATACATGATAACCCGGTAAAAAAGGTAAAGGAGAGGGGTCTTTTACCTCTTCTTCAACACCACTTATCCATTCGTCATTTTTAATAGCTTTCGCTAATGCTGGCTGTTGCATGTCACTCCTCTTCATCATCTTGGTAAGTACGTTTTTTAATTATATCAGTGAAACTATTTCTAGCCCACTCAATTCCCGTACACATACCAACCATTTGTTTATAGGAAGGGTAGTCCGATGCATTCCCCTCTGCCAGACTTTGTTTCAGGATTTCAATTTCCTTATTAAAATTTGTTATTACTTCGTCCCAAATATTCATGCGTGGTCGTGCATGAGGACGGACATTCCACCAAGCGCAATTCCAGCTATAGCAAACCAACTAATGCCAGTAATCGCAGCAACGCCTAAGCATACAACGGCACAACCGCTCCAGCTACTAGGCTCACTTACTCGACTCTGTATCCATGTGCTCATTCTTTTTCTCCTTATATGGTCCTTCATAATAGGGTAATTTCTTTCCCCTTGCTGGGTTCGTTTCTTCTTTTTCTTTCTGAGAATCCAAGTTTCCAAAAAGTACAAAACTAATTAATGCCAGAAAGATTAACTTAAGCATCCGTATCCTTAGCCAGTAAATCCGAAATCTTCAAAAGAGCGTCTACTCTGTTTTTGCCTTCTTTTTCAGCTAACTGAGCTATCCCTAAAACTTTCTTTGCCGTAACCATAGCTTTTGTGTCTTCACCTTTTTGCTCCATTTCGGCAAGTTTAGTAAGAACATCCATTGATTTAAGCTGCATATCTTTATTCATTTCAGCTTCCTTCATGGCGGATTCGTAAAGCATTTCAACAGCTTTCATTGCCTGCTTACTGATACGGTCACGTTCCTTCTGTTCAGACTTGGACATCATGTCACTTTGTTTCTGACCAACCTTGATGCCAATTTCAAGTTCTTCAAGGTCCAGTTCACGATTCTTGAGAGCTGCATCAGCGGCTTCCGTCTGTAACTGAATCTGAAGTTTCTGCTGCTCAAGCTGCAATCTCATCTGTTCTATCTGAACCATCTGTTGTTCCGGTGATGTCTGTACACCCATTGCCCTGTTTGCATTGAGAACTTCCTGTGCCGCCTGAGCCATTGCAAGTTCGGGTGCTTCTGGCATCTGAGCTTGTTCCGGTGGTAAATCATTCAACAGCTGTTGAGCAACACCACCAACCTGCTCCTGATACTTCATGACAGCATGTTCCTGAATATTAGCTTCAATAATAGGTTTGACTCTTTGCATCATAGGACTGGCCCCATGAACAGGGTCCTGAATATAGGCTGTTTTTATTTTGACATGAGCCTCATGATTCTGACCGGGGAAAGCAGCTATGGGAACTCCCTTGGTAGCAGCTACGATATCCGATATCGGGTCCATCTGTTGTGCCTTCCGTTTCTCAGGAAGTATCTGTTCCAGATTAGGCATGTTGGCACTCTCAAGAATAGTACGATTGAGAGCTTCCAGATTGTACATACCGGGAGGTGCCTGCTGTGCAAGTTGCAATGCCATCTGGGAAATCATCAGTCGATGTGCGCTGGATGGTACATTTGGGTCACTGACCGGAATGATATCCACACGGCCATCAAAGTCTGATTTAAGGACTTTTCGGCTTTCGCCGGGAACATCGAATGGATATTCATCTGGCATATAATCATGATTGATTCTTGCGATAATCTTGAATTCATCTCTTTGAGCTTTATGTACTCTCTTGTGAATGGCGCTGAAAAACTTGCTTGAAGCTTCCAGAAGAGCCATTGTAGTTCCTACAGGACCGTAGGAAGACATGTCGGATATTACCTGCTC